AGGCGCGGCGCGAGTTCAACCTGCGGTTCGGCGGTGCCTACAGCTCCAAAGATTTCAACCGCGAAGGCTGGCGGGACGTGATCGACGAGCTCAACCGCCTCGTCAATGAGCCGACGCCCGCCAAGTTCCGTCGGCGTCCACCCGCTCGCCGGCCCGCGCTCCTCGACGGCTGTGCCACGCCCGAGCAGGTGGACTATCTGTGCGACCTCGCGGCCCGCGTCGAGTGGCGGTTGCCCGACCGCGACGCGGCGCTCCGCAGTCTCATCCACAAGCGGGCGTGGTCGAAGCGCCAGCGGGTCGAGGCCGACCAGTGGCTCCGCGGCAACGGCAGCCTCGGCAGCCTGCCCCGCGCCGTCGCCGCCCGTGCCATCCGAATCCTCAAGCGAATGGCCGATGCCCCGGCCGCATCTGTGCAATCTGTGTAATCTGTGGAGGATTTCGCCCGTGTCTTCCCGGCCTTTTTCCTCGCCTCTCGCCCGCCCGACCGACCCCGAGACCTCGGCGGCTGCCGCCGACAGGGCAGAGAGCGAAGGCCGCATCGACACCGACGAATGGCAGATCCTCACCGTCCTCCGCGAAATGCCCCAGGGCGGCACGGGCAGCGAAATCGCCGCGAAGATCCGCTCCCGCTTCCATCGGCCGATGACCAACGTGCCGGTGATGAGGCGGATGGCGGAGCTGCTCGGCAACGGCCAGGCGCACCGTCGCCGCGACCCGCGCACGGGCAAGCACCTGCGCCGCGGCGGAGAGGCCCTCCACTGGTTCGGCCGCGGCGACTGTCCTCTGTGCCCCGACTGGTAGCCCGCGAAACACTCGAAAGGACGCGAAAATGGAAAGCTTCTACCGGTCAGGAGGCAGATGCACGAACTGCGGTCGCTACCGCGTGCAAACGGATGGCGTCTGCGACAAGTGTTGGTGGGATAACGACCGCGGAAACTACGCATCTATCACGCGGCCGGAGAGCTACGACACCAATGGCCCTATCGCCGACCTTTCCGAAGACAACGATCCTTTCGACCATTCATCTGTGTGAATCTGTGCAATCTGTGGACGCCTTCTTGTCTGGAGCCCGACGATGCCCGCAACCGCAACCGCAACCGCCTCCGCCCTCGACGACAGGCCGTTCGGAGCCGAGATGACCCGCGAGCAGTGCCAGACGCCGCGCCGCGGCGCCAGCGGCGTGAGCCGCAAAGAGGAACTCACCGAGCGCATCGCCGACGCCATGGCCCGCCTGGCCAGCATCTACTGCGCCGAGGGCGAGAGCCTGTCGCAGCTGAGGCAGCGCTGCGCCAACCTGTGCGAGCGGGATCTCGGCCGCGTGGCCATCTGGCTCGACCAGGCCGCGAACGCCCTCGACGGCGCCGCCCTCGACCACCGCGGCTGGACGTGGCGCCTGTGGGGCTCGCGCTCTCACTGGCTCGACAAGCCCGACCGCACCGCCTGCGGCCGCACGTGGCGCGGCGGCCTGGTTCAGGAGCTGCCCCACAAGCACGGGTGCCGAGCCTGCGCTCGCGTGCTCGCCGCCCGCTGGCGCCGCTCCGTCACAATGCCCGAAGGGACTGGCCGATGAGCATCTGCTCGGTCGAGGGCTGCGGACGCAAGCTGTGGCACACGGCGAGCGGCCTGTGCATGGGCCACGAGCGCCGCCGCCTGGCCGGGAAGCCCCTCGGCGTCATCCGCCACAAAGAGCCGCGGTGGTCGCCGGAGGAGAGCGATTGGATGATCGCCCATCTGGGCCACCACTCCTACGAGTCGATGGGCAAGGCACTCGGCAAGCGATTCGGGTTCGCGCGCACGGCCGCCGCCGTCCGCATCCGCGCCCGCCGCCGCTACGGAGTGGCCATTACGAATGCCGACGGCCACTACACGCCCTCCAAGCTGGTGAAGCTCCTGGGCATCTGCGACGCGAAGCTCATCACCCGCGTGTGGGCGGCTCGCGGCCTGAGCGTGCAGACGACCCACTGCACCGCAGGCTCGTCGGGCAAGCCCATCCGCCTGGTGGACCCCGGCGACCTCCGGAAGTTCCTCAAGGCCAATCCTGAGGCCCACGACCTGCGCGGCGTGTCGCCGCGCGTGCTCCGGCGCCTCGGCCTTTGGGGCCTGCCGAAGCCCCCGAGCCACAAGGTGGTCGTGTGCAGCCGGGGACACGAGAACGTCGTGCCGCTCCTCCCCGCGCCGGGCGCCGTCGAGCTCTGCCGCGCGTGTGGCCGATGGATGAGCCGGTGGGCCGTCCGCTACTCCGACGGGCCGCCCACGCCGTTCCGCGTGCATTCGCGCCTCGAAGACATGGCCTATTACGACCCCGAGACGGATCGCCTCCAGTGCCTCGACTGCGGAGCCTGGCGTCGCGGCCTCGGCGGCCACGTGCAGATGCACGGCTACAAGGGGTTCAAGGCTTACCGCACCGCCCACAACCTCCCCGACGACGCACCGATGCTCAACAAGGACGGCCGCTACAAGCTCGGCCACAATTGGGGCAAGACGAAACGCCATTCCCCTCGACAGGAGGCCAGTTGACATGCCGACGCGCGGCGACGTTCTGCTCACGCCCGCTCCGCCCCGCAAGCGCACGGGCGATCCGCAAGGCAAGTGTCGCATCTGCCAGTGCCGGCCACAGGCCGCCGAATGGCTCAAGGTGAGCCAAGTGGCTCATGTGCTCGGCGTCAACCCGAGGACAGTGCGCCGCCTGCTCGCCGACGGATCGCTGCGCGGCATCCGCCTCAAGCGCAGCCTGCGAGTCGACCACGACAGCCTCGACGACTACGTTCTGAGCCGCGATACGCTCAAAAACGACACTGACTGAGAAAATAGCTGGACAATTGGGACATAACGGACACCGTTTCTGAAATTCCCTGCTACAATTCGACTCGAATGGCGGTTCGCTCCCAAACGGCCTGGGCAGCGCGGCAAGAGCCCTCCGCTGCCCAGGCTGGAGGCTTGGCGTGAAAAAGGCCGAGAAGCTCCCGCGGCTCAAAGAGCTCTACATCAAGGGCCACACGCTCACGAAAGCGTCGGAGCTGGCGGGTATCTCGCGCAACACGGCCAAGAAGTGGCAACTGGCCGACGAAGAGGCGACGGGCGAGACGTGGGACCGCCTCCGGGATAAGCAGGTCGGCCGCAACCCCACCGCCCCGCTCGAATCCGCCCGCGAATATCTGCAATGCCTCCTCGACAATCAACGCAAGCTCCGCGAGGACGCGGGCTTTGCCGACCGGCTGTGGAAGGCGTGCAGCGTTGTCGAGAAGCTCGAAGCGCGCTTGAGCGACCCCGAGCGCATCCTCGGCGCCCTGCGGCCCTTCGCCTCCTGGCTCACGCCGAGGCTCGACGACGCCGAGCTCAGCCGCTACCGCGAGCTCTTCGCGGCGTTCATGGCCGACCTGCGCTCGGGCAAAGTGGAGGTTCTGTGATGGCCGACCAAGAACCGCTCAGCCCCATCGCTGGCCGCCTGGCCAACCTTTTCGAGACCGTCGCGCGCGCGGGCGGGAATCCGTTTGGGGCGGACGCCAGGCCGCGTCGCGTGACGCTCAAGCCCGTGCAACGCCGTCAGCTCGTGGCCGCGACCGACTGCGTGCTCCACGAGCGCCGAGGCGCGGCCTGCGAGCAGGCCCTCGCCGACGCCGTGTGCCTCTTCGCCCACAAGCTCTGCCGCAAGGGGAACCGCTGATGTCCGACCCGATCTCGATTGCGCACCTGGTAATCACCGCCGGCGCCAGCTTGGTCTCGGGCGTCATCGGCGGATGGGTTGCCGCCCACAAGGCGGGCAGGCGCCAGCAAAAGAGCGAGGACGACATCGCGCACATCGCCGAGGCCGTCGAGGGAATGGCGTCGAAGGAAACTGTGAAGGTGGGCTTCGAGAACGCAAAGTCCAGCCGCAAATATCTTCGCGACGAGATGCTCGATCTGGCCAAACGCCTCGACCTCGGTGATCAGGAGTTCAAAAAGCACATCGCCAAGATCGCCGGCCAGGCCACCCGGCTTGAGGCCACGGCCGACAACCTCAACAGCTTCCGTGCCGCCCTCGGCCAATTCGTCACCAAGGGCGAATGCGAGCGCACCCACGACGCCCTCGACAGGGCAATGGCAGGAGCCCACAAATGACCGCCGACCCGCGTCCGTTTTGGAAGAAGCTCACCAACGTCGGCATCGCACTCGTTACGGTTGCGGGAGCGGTGCTGCCGTTCGTGCCCGAGCCCTACACGAAGATTGCCTTGGCCGTCATCGCCGCGGGCGCGGCACTCGGGCTGAAGGGCGCCGCCCGCCGCGCCGACCGCGTGCGCAGGGACGCCATCGCCGAGGCCAACCGCGCCGAACGCATCAGGAGATACCGATGAGAAGCGCTGCCGACGTGCGAGAGGAGATCCTGGGCAAGCTCGAGGTTGAACTTCAGGTGGCCTTGGCCGACGAGCAGGCCGCCGCCCAGAAGCAGATGACGCTCATCGGCCTCGACGCCAATCTCGGCGACGACGACCAGCTCAACCAGATTGACCAGGTCGTCACGCGCCGCCGCGAGCATGTCATCCGTGCCCGCGCCTACCGCGAGATGATGGCGATGGTCACCAAGATCCGAATCGTGTGAGGGCAGAATGGCGCGACGCTGGACACGAGAGTACGAGCAACGGGTCAAGGACATCCTCGCGTCGATGAGCCGCGAGGCGATGCCCTTCGAGGACATGAGCCCCGAGGCCGTGTCCGCCCGCAAGGCGCTGCCATTCGCCGAGTGGTGCCATACCTATCTGCCCCACTGGTTCGTCGTGGCCGACGCGCCCTTCCACATCGAGGCCGACGCCCGCCGCGACTTCCGAGGCATCCCAATGTGCGATTGCTGGGCTCGCGGCACGGCAAAGACCACCCGCTACAGCATCGGCGACCCCCTGCACCGAATCCTCAACGGCCCCGATTGCTTCGGCGTCCTCGGCGCCAAGACGGTGGACTCCGCCGCGGAGAAGTCCGACATGATCCGCGTCGAGCTGAAGCACAACCTCCGCCTCCGCGCCGACTATGGCGAGAGCATCGCCCCTTCGACGGGCGACGACGAAGAGGTCGACTGGATCGCCTGCGGTTGCCGCGTGCGCTGCCTCGGCACGGGGCAATCGCTCCGCGGCGCCGTCCACAACGGCCACCGCCCACAGTTCTTCATCGGCGACGACCTCGAAGACAAGCGCATCGCCCGCTCCCGCGACCAGGAGCAGAAGCTGTGGGATTGGTTGATGGGCGACGTTTACCCCGCCCTCGAAGGCCAGGGGCAGGATGCCGTGTTCCGTAACCTGTGCAACATGTACGGCCGCCACTGCCTGGCCATCCGCTTCAAGGCGATGGCCGACCAGGTCGACGCTCAGGGGCGGGCGCTGGCCATCTACCGCAACCATCCGATCCTCGACGACGACGGCGAATCGGCCTGGCCGGCCCGCTACACCACCGACCAGGTCAAGCGGGCCATGGCCATCATCGGCACGCGGCTGGCCCGCACCGAATACCTGTGCCTCATGGCCGACGACGAGGCGCCCTATCAGCCCGACTGGTTCAAGAGCTTCGACACCCGCCTGCTCACCGCCGAGCAGATCGGCGCGATGAAGAAGGTCGCCTACCTCGACCCGTCGGCCACGGCGAAAGAGACCAGCGACTATAAGGCGTGGATCGTGCTCGGGCGCATCGGCAACGAACCCGAGGTCTACTGCCTCCACGCCTGGCTGCGCCGCGCCACACCCGCCGAGATGCTGCGCGAGATGTTCACCATACTCGATAAGTTCCCCGGCGTGGCCTTGGCTGGCGAGCGCAACGGGTTCCAATCGCTCATCTGGGATCTGCTCGTGGCCATGTGCCAGCGCGACGGGCGGCCAGTGCCCTACATCGCAGGGGTGCTCAACACCTCGAACAAGCTCGACCGAATGCTGCAATGGCAAGCCGAGTTCCAACTCGGCCACTGCCTATTCGACGGGCGCGAGGGCGACCAGCAGCGGCTCATAGACCAGTTCTGCGACCTGCCCACGGGCAAGCACGACGACGGCCCCGACGCCTGGGACGGTGCTCGCCGCCTGCTCGGCGCCCCTCGCAAGCCCGCCGCGCCCTACCGCGAGCCCACGCGGGCCGACGCCCTGGCCGAGGCGGGCATCGACCATTGGAACGCTCCCGACAACCCCGCCATCTGGCAGGAGGCCAGCTGGTGAAGCCTCGCAATGCCCGCAATAAAGCCCTTTTGAACCCGCGTGAAACGAAGGCGAAAGGCCAATCGAATGCCCGTCGCAAGGCAAATGACCCACGCCGAGATCTCCGCGAAGGCTGAGAGCATCCGCAGCCACCTCGCGGGGCAGAAGCGCCAGACCTCGGGAGGCGATTGGGATGCGTCGACCGCGGCGTTCATGGACCAGTTCAAGCAGATCCGCACCCCGAGCGCCGCCGACCTGCTGCGCGAGTTCACAGGCATCGCCTATGCCTGCGCCCAAATCAACGCGAAGGCCGTCGCCAGCGTGCCATTCAAGCTCTACGTGCAAACGCGGCAGGGCGACAAGGCGCCCCGCGTGCGCACGCGCTCGACGTCAGCCGCCAACCTCCGCCGCCTGATGGGCCGCCAGGACTTGCGGACCCGCCTGCGCAAGGCGGTCGTGGTCGAGGAGGTCGAGGATCATCCCGCCCTCGACCTCTTGCAGAACTGGGCGCGATGGCTGTTCACCGTCGAGAGCCTCGACGTTGCGGGCACGGCGTTCTGGCGCCCGGAGCCTTACGAATCGGGCAGCCAGGCAATCATCGAGCAGCTCATCGAATTGCCGTCGCACCAGGTCGTGGTGAAAAAGGGAGAGACCATCCGCGAGCCCATCGCGGGCTTCAAGTATGGCCAGCAGCCCTACGCGGCCGACGAGCTGATCTACTTCCGGTTCCCGTCGTTGACGGATCCCTTCTGCGGCGGCTACAGCCCGATGCAGGCCGCGTGGCAGCAGGTGCTCTTGGGCGACAAGACGAGCAGCCACCTCCACAACGCCCTCGACCGCCAGCCCTCGATATCCTTCCTGATCACGCCCGAGGACGCGCCGCAGATGGGGAGCATGGAGGAATGGGACGACGCCGGGCTCCGCCGCTTTTCCGCCAAGATCAACAAAAAGGCATTCGTGCGCCGCGAGTCGCTGGTGCTCTCGAACCGCAGACTCAAGGTTCACGAGCTCGCCTCGTCGGCCCGCGAGCTCGAGCTGGCGGCCGAGCGGGGGTTGAATCGCGACGAGATCGCCATCTGCTTCGACGTGCCGCCCGCGATGCTCTCGACCCAGACCAACCTCGACAACCTCAAGGCATCGGTGCGCCAGCACGCCAAGCAGGGCGTCGAGCCGCGCGTCGTGCTGCTCGACGACGCGATCAACGATCAGCTCATGCCCCTCTTCGACCCCACGGGCCGCCTCGTCTTCGCCCACGACGACTGCGTGCCCGCCGACGAGGCGGCAGACACGGCCAAGGAAACGGCGGAGTTGGCGAGCGGCAAGATCTCCATCAACGAAGCCAGGAAGAGGGCCAATCTCGACCCCGTGTCCTGGGGCTATGAGCCATGGTTCGGAACCGCCAAGCGCCAGCCGAGCGAAGAGCGGCAACTGCCCTACAGCGTCCAGGCCCCCAAGCCAGAGGCACCCACAGCCACGGAGAGCGAGCCGGAGCCCGATAAGGCTACTGATACCACAACGGGGGAGAAGGCCCGCCAGGGGGCGGAAGAGGCGGCGGGTGGCGGGGATTCGGGCTCTCCTGCCCCCGCCGTCCTCTGCCCTTCAGCCAAAGGTGAGCAAACTGCGCGCGAGACGCCGCCGACCGGGGTCGCGCTCCCGACTGGCACCGAGCTGCGCTCGACGCTCCGCAAGCTCTTCAAGCGCCAGCGCGACCACATCGTCGACCTCTGGGGGCTGGCGCCCGGAGCCAAGGCCGTCAAGGCCGCCGACCTCGACGAGCTGCCCCCGATTGATTGGGAAGCCCAGACCGAAGAGTTCCGCCGCGCCGCGGCGCCCGTGGTGCAGATCTACGCCGAGGAAGGCGCCCACGAGGCCAACCTGCGCCTCGGCGCGACCGACGAGGATGCCGCCTGGCGCGTGCAACTGCCGCAAGTCGAGGAGAGCGCGCAGCAGCTTGCCCTCAAGTTCTCGGCCTCGACGAATGCCGCGACCTCGCGGGCACTCGACAGCGCCCTCTCCGCCCTTCGCACCAGCATTGCCGAGGGCCTGTTGTCGGCAGAAAACACCATCCCCGAGCTCACCAAGCGGGTGCAGGGGATATTCGACGGCGCAGAGAAAGAGCGGGCGCGGACAATCGCCCGGACCGAATCGAGTCGGGCATTGCATCGCGGCCAGATCATCGCGGCGAAGCAAAGCGGGATGGTGGCCGGCAAGGAATGGCTGGCCGGGGGCGACGCCTGCCCCGTCTGCCTGGCGCTCAACGGGAGGAAGGTCGGGCTCGACGATGCCTTCGACGACGACGGCCTGGGCGGCGACTACTCGGTGACCACTGAGCCGCCGCTCCACCCCAACTGCAACTGCACACTGATCGACGTCCTCAAGCCCCTCGACGAAGTGCTCTACGGCGAGGGCTGGGGCGAATCAGGAGATGAGGAATGAAAGCTCCGAGGACAGTCTGGATCGTGTCTGAGCCCCGAGCCGAGACGCCTCAAGGCTGCGTGTGGGATCTCGTGGGCATATTCACATCCCACGAGAAAGCTGTGAAGGCATGCACAAAGAGACACCACGTCGTTTCGCCATTGCCTCTGGACGTTCGGCTCCCCGATGAAACGGTGACGGTGAAGCAGAGCTATCGCCCGTTGGTCGAGGCGGCGCCGAGCGACATTCTTCAGCCCCCGCGCTTCTGCCCGAGGGAGCAGTGGGGCGAACCTGGAGAAGGAGCCTGAACATGACCGTCTACGTGGCCGCGAGACCTGTGATGAACGATGAAGGCGGCACATCGGTGGACCTGATCGGCGTGTTTGCCTCCCCCACGGAAGCTCATAAGGCAGGCGTTGTGCCTTTGGCTGTGACACTCCGCCCGTTCGTCTTCGCCTGCGAGCTCGGGCAGGCGTACGACTGGCGCCACCTGCTCGACAACGCCGAGCAACCGACCTGAACGGAGGAATGATCCAATGACCAAAGGCTACACCGAAGGGCCGTTCGGCTTCCCGATGAAGAGCGAGGTGGCGAAGGCGGTCGAGGCCGTCGTCGCGGGGCTCAATGCCGACTGCAAGAGCTTCCTGGCCAAGCAGCCGGGCGGCATCGCCCGCCGCTCGGTCGAGGTGCGCCAGCTCGTGCCGCAAGAGGGGGAGGGCACGGAGGTGTCGACCATCAACACGGCCTCGCTCGACCGCGATAATGAGGTCGTGAGGCCGCGCGGCGGCAACTGGTCGGGCTTCGAGAAGGGCGGCGGGCCCGTCACCTGGTGCCACATGTACACCCTGCCCACCGTCGCACGGTGCCTGTGGATGCAGCGGACGTGGGACAACCGCCGCGTGCCCCAAGCGGCCGTGCTCTACGAGCAGGGCGATGCGTGGATGGCCAAGAGCCTCTATCACCCGCGGCCGGGCACGGACGTGCTGCCCGAGGGGCAGTCGTGGCCGCCGGCGGTCGTGCACTACCTGGTGACGCAGTGCGAGATGCGCGGCAAGAGCATCGGCTTCATCCCCACCGACCTGGGGCGGCCGACGAAGGAAGAGATCGCCGCTATACCTGCACTCGAAAAGGCCGACTGCTTCATCCGCGAGTGGATGGGCTTGGAATACGCCGTGGCTCCGGTTCAGAGCAATCCCGACGCCGTGCGCGGCAACGCCGTCAAGGCGAAGTCCGCCGGCTTCCCGATGCCCAAGTGGATGCTCGATACCTTCGGGTTCGTGCTGCCCGGCATGGGCGACGACGTGCAGAGCGGCGGCGACTGGCTCGAAGCCGGCAAGGCCGTCGACGAGCCTCGTGTGACCACGCGGGCAGAGGTCCGCGAAATGGTGAGAAAGCGCGTCGAAGGCATCGACCTCGGGCAGATTGTGAAAGACGCGCTCGACCTGCGGCGTGGCCGCGTGTAGGCGTCCAGGGCGACCGGGCCGGAGCCTGTAGGCGGGGCGTCCCTGCCCCGCTTGAGCAGGCAGGCAACACGGCGCCTGGGGGACGGCTGCGAGTGGCCGAGTTCCGCCATTGACAACCGACAACCGTGAGGAGAAACGAATGCAGATCAAGGTGAAACTGCTCAAGGACTGGACGAATCCCGCCGACGGGAAGGAATACAAGGTCGAGGACGGCAAGGATATCGTCCTCGACCTGGACCCCGCCGTGGCCAAGACGCTCTTTGGCCTCGGCATTGCCGAAGAGGTGGCCACGCAGAAGACGGCCGTGGAGGAAATCAACGCGGCCCTCGGTGGCATCGAGGAGCGGGTGACCGCTGCCGTGCTCGCCGGCGTGACGAAGGCGGCCAAGGCGCTGCCCGGCAAGGCGGCGGCTGCCATCGCCACCGGCGGCGGCGACCGCTCCGACGAAGACCCGATGGGCGGGTTCAAGTGCGACGATGAGTTCTTCCTCGCCGTCCACCGCTCGGCGGCGCCGGGGGCTGTGGCCGACGAGCGTCTGGCGAAGATCGCGACCGTCCACAAGCGGAAGATGCTCGACCGCTACCCGCAAATCGGCGAGTCTGCCGAGGCGCGGGCCAAGGTGGCTGCCGTGGGCACGGGCGAGGCGGGCGGCTTCCTGATCCCCGAGGAGACCTCGAATCGGATCTTCTCGCGGATGCAGATGCGGCTCGGCGGGCTCATGGGGCAGTGCGACAACATCACGCTCACCGGCTTCTCCGTCCGTATGGCGGCGGTAAGCGATGCCAGCCGCTACGCCTCCTCGACCCGCTACGGCGGAATCGTGGTCTACAACGTGGCCGAGGCGGGCTCCATCACCGAAAGCGACCTGAAGTTCCGCGAGATCCAGCTCCAGGTGCACAAGAAGGCGTGCCTCGCCGGCGTCACCGACGAGATGCTCTCAGTGGTTGCCAACTTCGGCAGCCGCTTGACCACGCAGATGGGCGACGCCATCGGCGACGAGGTGATCGAGGACATGCTCTTCGGCTCCGGCGCCGGCGTGTGCCTCGGCATGCTCCACGCCAACAACAAGGCTCGCCTCTCGATTGCCAAGGAGGATGACCAGGAAGCCGACACCATCGTGGCGGAGAACATCATCAATATGGAGGCAGCCCTCTACGGCGAGGGCGAGTTCTTCTACAACCCCGAGTGCCACACACAGCTCTCTCTGGTCACTCTCACCGTGGGCACGAGCGGCATCCCGCTGATGCTCTCGGCGGGCGGCTTCTCCAACGCGCCCTACACCACCATCCGTGGCCGCCGCGCGACGAAGACTGATCACTGCGAGGCGCTCGGCGACGTGGGCGACTTCGCTCTCATCAACCCCACGCAGTACATGCTCGCGACCCGTGGCGGCGTCGAGACCGAAATCTCGATCCATCTCTGGTTCGACTACGCGAAGACCGCCTTCCGCGCGACGTTCGAGATCGACGGCAAGCCGGCGTGGGAAACCACTCAAAGGCCGAGGAAGGGCGCCGCCGCCACCCGCATCAGCCCGTTCGTCGTCATCGCCGAGAGGGCGTAACCCCCCGCGGCGAGGAGCGCCGCACCACACGAAGGAAAGGATCTGCGAATGCCCGCTTCCAAGTTCCTCGAAAAATGCATCATCCGGCCCGCCGGCGAGTGCAAGGACCGCAACGGCGCCGCGCTCACGGGCGACTGGATTCGCCTCGGGGGCGTGGCCGAGGGCCTGGCCATCGTGGTCAGCTTCGGCGACGGCACGGCCGACCACGACATCGTGCCGACGATCCATCAGGCGACGACCGCCGCCGGCGGCGGCGACAAGGTGCTCAACGCCCTCGTCACCGGCCGCATCTACACCATGCAGGCGGCTTCCTACGCCGCCCTCGCCGCGCTCACCGGCTTCACCAAGGAGACGCAGGGCACCGCCGACGAGGCATTCACCGACGGCGACAGCGGCGAGCAGGCGGGGATCACCGTCTTCGAGATCTTCGCCCACGACCTCGACGACGGCTTCGCCTACGTGCGCCTCGACCTCGCCGACCCCACCGCGGCGAAGGTCTGCGATGTGCTCTACATCCTCCACGGGCTCAAGTTCGCGGCGGCCCCCGAGTCGCAGCTCGACCCGCTGGTCTGACCGACACGGTGAGGCGGGGGGCATCTGCCCCCTACCTCACGCAACCTCTTGAGGAGATCGGAAAGTGAAAAAGGCTCTGACGCTCTTCGGAATCCTGGCCGCCCTTGTCGCGGCCGCGGCATTCGCCGGCGAGCTGGGCGGCTCGCGCCTGCACATGGCCCCCGACGACACGGTCGGCTTCTTCGCGGAAACCGTGGCCAACCTCGGCGCGAAGGCCAACATGGACCTGTCCGGCGCCTCCGTGGCCAAGATCCGAACGGTCATCGAGGTCGGCAAGATCATCAAGGCCAAGGCGACCGCGGCCGACTGCACGGGAGCCGGCACCATCGACGTCTATATCAGACTGCAACGCCTCACGGCGGGAGCGACGATTGCCCCGCTGTAACCCCTGTGGCTGCCTGGCGGGGCAACGGCTCCGCCGGGCAGCCCAGCCCGAGGAGCCCGACAATGCAACGCCTCCCGGCCCCCAACGGAAGTAGCCACGAAATAACACGAATGGACACGAAACAGAACAGAGATTGGGGTTGCAACCCAAGGACACTTCTGCCGTTTTGCTCCCTGTCTTTTCGTGTACATTCGTGTCCCTTCGTGGCTATCCTGTGCCTGGCCGCGCTTGCCGGCTGCACGAGCGGCATCATCCCAGGGCTCGCGCCCTCGCCGTCGAAGGCCGA